CAAAAAGCAAAAAAAGAAAAGACCCTAAAGTTGGAACAGGCAAAAAACCCAAAGGAAGTGGCAGACGTTTATACACGGATGAAAACCCTAAAGACACGGTTAGCATCAAATTTGCAACAGTATCTGACGCAAGAGCAACAGTTGCTAAGGTTAAAAAAATTAATAAACCTTACGCAAGAAAAATACAAATCCTCACAGTCGCAGAGCAAAGAGCAAAAGTGATGGGCAAGACAGAAGTCGCTGCCATATTTAAAAAAGCAAAAGAGCAATTAAAGAAAGCAAGAGAGAAAAAATAATGCCGCACTATACAAAACCATTAACAAAAGTAATTAAAGGCTTAAAAAAGGCATCTAAATTACATAAAAAACAAGCTAAAACTTTAACTAAAATTAGAACAGATCAAAAGAAAAGATATAAAAAGAAGGTATAAAAATGGCTATAAAAAAGAAAAGTACAGTAAATAAAGCAGGTAACTATACCAAACCTACAATGCGTAAAAGATTATTTAACTCTATTAAAGCAGGTAGTAAAGGTGGTAATCCGGGACAATGGTCTGCTAGAAAAGCACAGTTACTAGCAGCAAGATATAAAAAATCAGGTGGAGGTTATACCTAATGTCTGATTATATGCCTGAAGAAATACAAGAAATAGAAGACCTACAGAAAATAAATGTAGCAGTCGAAGAACCAAAACAACCATATAAATCGTTTTATGACTGGTTAGAAAGCATAACTTCAAAGGAGAAGGGGAAAAGTTTTTTTGACTGGTTAAATTAAACTTTAGAAAGACCCCACATGATTGACCCACTAACCCTTTCTGCAGCCGTTACAGGTGCAACTACAGCCTATAATGCTATTAAAAAAGCTATATCGGTAGGTAAAGAAATAGAAGATATGTCATCTGAATTAGGCAGATGGATGTCAGCAGTAAGTGATGTAGACAATGTACATAGGAATGCTAATAGCCCATCTACTTTTGACAAGTTATTTAATGGGTCTATAGAGCAAGTAGCAATAGAAAGTTTTTCAGCTAAAAAAAAGTTAGCAAAACAAAGAGAAGAATTAAGAAATTTTTTGATAGGAAACTACGGATTACAAGCGTGGGATGACTTGATCAAAGAAGAAGGTAGGATACGTAAAGCTAGACAAGAAGCTATCTATGCTAAAGAAGAACAACAACGTATGATAAGAGACTATACCATTATGGGAATAGCTTCTTTAGTAGGTGTAAGTGCTTTAGGTTGGATGATATGGTTAATAACCGTTTCTGTTTAACAGTTCTTATTATTATAGTTTTTTGTATATTGTTTTCTATTGTAGCTTTTACAAAAGATGACAAAGCAAAAATGACAACTTGCAGATTAGCAAGTCAGATACTAGGAAATAATCAAAGAGTATGTGTCTTTGTAGGTGCAAATAATACACAGTATAGAGAGTATGTGCCTTACGATGCAGGTGAATGTCCTAGACAATATGAGTGTCCTTATAGACCAAATGAAAAACCATTTGATATTAAAAGCGTAGTTAGAAGTATAAAGGAACAATTTAAATAATGGCATTAGCAAAATCACAACGATCATTAAAAGCATGGAGTAAACAAAAATGGAGAACGAAATCTGGAAAGCCCTCATCGAAAACTGGAGAAAGATACTTACCAGAGAAAGCAATAAAAGCATTAACTCCACAGGAATACGCAGCAACAACAAAGGCAAAGAGAAAAGGCAAGAAGGCAGGTAAACAGTTTACTAAACAACCAAAAACTGTTGCAAAAAAAGTAAGACAGTATAGAAAATTTGCTTGACAGTTAATGTTGTATATGGTATTATATGTTATGGATGCTAGTAGTTTTACTACAAGGAACAGAGATTAAAGAAAATGTCTATTTCAATGATTTGGATACGTGCCTTGGATATGCACAAAAAATGCGACAACAAGATATACATCAACGACAGGCAGGAGACAAAATCTTTCTCAAGGTTTACTGCATTCCTAAGAAAGGTGAATAAAATATGTGGATTCCAGTAATAACAATCCTATGGTCATTAGGAGAAACTTCAGCATTTGTTAATTTTCCAATGGTAAATTTTCCGTTTACATCAGAAAGCAGATGCTACGAATATGTAAATCAAGTTAGAAACAGCATAATGCAAGACCCACAATATATAGAGGGTTATAGTGTGTGCGTAGAGATACCTAGCAAAGGAGAACCAACATGATTGATTGGGACAAAATTAAATTTGAAGTATGGAATAAAAGATTTGGTGAAGGAACAAACTTTGATTTAGACTATGGTAAATTATTTATTATAGCATTATTAGTTTATCATATATTCTTTCAAGGTTAGTTATGGTAGCTAAAAAATATCAAAATCCTAAGGGTGGTTTAAACGAAGCAGGTAGAAAACACTTCAAAAAAAAAGAAGGAAGTAATCTAAAAGCACCACTTAAAAAAGGAACACATCCAAGAAGAATATCTTTTGCCTGTAGATTTTCAGGTATGAAAGGTCCTATGAAAGATTCTAAAGGAAGACCTACACGTAAGGCATTAGCTTTAAAAGCGTGGGGATTTGGTAGCGAAGAAGCTGCTGCAAATTTTTGTAAAAGGCATAAGAAATCATAATGTTAGGATTATCATCATTACTAAGCCCTATTGCTAATATAGCAGGAACTTATATACAGGGCAAAATGGATAAACAAAAAGCCGAGACAGAAGTAAAGGTAGCTCGTGCTAAAGCAGAAGCTAAAGTCTATGAGACTGAAGCTACATCAAGTATGTTAATGGAACAGAACCTTACTAATCAAATGGCAGGTTCTTGGAAGGATGAGTTTTGGACAATTATTTTTGGTGGCATTCTTGTAGCATGTTTCTTGCCTTGGAGTCAGCCGTATGTAGCAGAGGGTTTTACCTTCCTAAACGAAAATACACCACCTTGGTTTAGTACATGTTTGTATATATGTATAGGTAGTAGCTTTGGATATAGGTTTGGTAAGACAGGTATGCAGTTAATGGGAAAAAATAAATGACTTGTGCGTGTGGAAAAGAAGACTGTAAATGCAGTTCAAACGATTTAATACCTGATAAGATGGGATATCAAATAAATAAAAGGAGAATGGCTTGGGTACTAATTTATTTAATGGCAATAACAACAATATTAACCCTAGCATTTCCAGACAGACTTGCAGAAGCAGAGTCTATCCTTATGACTCAGTACATTTCTATGTGTGGCTTAGTCGGAGCATATTTTGGTTTTAGTGCTCTAGGAGGAAAGAAATAATGGAAACATTTACCGATAGACTAAGAGAGGAATTAAAGATAGATGAAGGATGCAAATACGAAATATATCTGGACCACCTTGGCTTACCTACGTTTGGTATCGGACATCTCGTTACTGACCAAGACCAAGAGTACCAAAAAGAAGTGGGAACATTGGTGGATGAAATCAGGGTTAATGAAGTATTTGAGCAAGACGTACACATCACAATAGGTGAGTGTAAAAAATTGTTTGAAGATTGGGATAGCCTTCCTGAAGAAGTAAGATTAATTTTAGCTAATATGATGTTTAATATGGGCAGACCTAGATTATCTAAATTTAAAAAAATGATACAGGCTATTCACGATGGTAATTGGTTAGAAGCAGGTTATCAAATGAAAGACAGTAGATGGTACAAACAAGTAACAAATCGAGCAGACAGGCTTATATCACGGATGCAGGGAGTAGGCTTGAGTTAATAAAACAAGAGCAAAGAAAGAAACATATTAAAAATTTAATAGAGTTATTTAAACCTAAAGAAAGAAAGTTTATAAAACATGGCTAGAAAATTAACAGAGAGACAGCAAAAATTTATTGATGCTTTATTTGCAGATGCAAATGGTAACATTAAAGATGCTAAAATTATTGCAGGGTATTCAACTAATACTAATAACAATGAAATTATTGCATCATTAAAAGATGAAATACTAGATGCTACACAAACTTATATGGCAGGAAACGCTCCTAAGGCTGCTGTGGCTATGGTAACAGGTATAGATGACCCTACACAGCTAGGCATACGTGATAAGATGTCTGCGGCTAAAGAATTACTAGATAGGACAGGTTTAATAAAAACAGAGAAGGTACAAGTCGAAGCATCAGGTGGTGTTATGCTTATGCCTACAAAAAAACCTGCAGAGAATGATGACTAGAAGTTTAGGTAAGTGGGAGTTACCACAACCAACAGATATAAAAGAAGAAAATGAATGGATTTCAATACCAAGAATTGCAAGAACAATTCCTTTTGGTTACGTTAAAGATGAAAACGATCCATACATATTAAATCCTGTAGAAAAAGAATTAGATAAATTAGAAATAGCAAGAATTTATATAAAGCAATATTCCTATAGGGAAGTAGCTAATTGGCTTACAACACAAACAGGCAGGTATATATCACACGTAGGATTAAGAAAAAGATTACAGCATGAGCAGAAACGTAAGAACAAGATTAGAAGCCTACGCAAGTGGGCAGAGTATGCAGAAAAGGCGATCTCCAAAGCGAAAGAAATCGAAGAAACTAGAACAGGAGCAAAAGCCTACGCTAACGGATAACATAGTAGAAGAAGTAGAACCTGTTATTACTGAAGAAAGAAACGTAGTATTTGCACCAAATGAAGGACCTCAAACAGAGTTTCTTGCTGCATCAGAAAGAGAAGTTTTATACGGTGGTTCAGCAGGTGGTGGTAAATCGTTTGCTATGTTAGCAGACCCTTTAAGATATATGGGTCATCCACAATTTAGTGGATTATTACTTAGACATACTACAGAAGAACTTAGAGAACTTATATTTAAATCTCAAGAATTATATCCTAAAGTATGGAAGGGTATAAAGTGGTATGAAAGAAAGATGCAATGGGTAGCACCGTCAGGTGCAAGACTTTGGATGTCTTATCTTGATAGAGATGAAGATGTTATGAGATATCAAGGTTTAGCATTTAGTTGGATAGGCTTTGATGAATTAACACAATGGGGTAGTCCTTTTGCTTGGAACTATATGCGTTCACGTCTACGTTCTACAGCACCTGACTTACCAATCTTTATGAGAGCAACAACTAACCCGGGTGGCATAGGACATCATTGGGTTAAAAAAATGTTTATAGACCAAGCACCTTATGGAAATGCATTTGACGCAACAGATATTGAAACAGGAGAAATTCTTAAATACCCTGCAGGACATAGAAAAGCAGGAAAATCCTTATTTAAACGGAGATTTATTCCTGCAAGATTATCTGATAATCCATACCTCTCAGAAAGTGGAGACTATGAAGCAATGCTACTTTCCCTTCCTGAACAACAGAGAAGACAACTCTTGGAGGGTGATTGGGATATTAAAGAGGGTGCAGCGTTTACTGAGTTTAACAGGGATATACACGTTGTTGAGCCTTACAGCATACCTAATAATTGGGTTAAGTTCCGTGCTTGTGACTATGGTTACGGCAGTTATTCAGGGGTTGTTTGGTTTGCTGTTTCACCTGCTGAACAGCTTGTTGTCTATCGTGAACTTTATGTATCAAAAGTACTTGCAACAGACTTAGCAGATATGGTTCTAGATTTAGAATCAGGTGATGGTAATATGAAGTATGGAGTATTAGACTCTAGTTTATGGCACAAAAGAGGTGATACAGGTCCTTCACTTGCAGAACAAATGATTACACGAGGTTGTAGATGGAGACCATCAGATAGAAGTAAAGGTTCTCGTGTAGCAGGTAAAAACGAATTACATAGGAGATTACAGGTAGATGAATTTACAGAAGAACCAAGATTAGTGTTTTTTAATAACTGTACAAATTTAATATCACAGATACCTGCAATACCATTAGATAAGAAAAATCCTGAAGATGTTGATACTAAATCTGAAGACCACTTATATGATGCATTAAGATACGGCATTATGTCAAGACCTAGATTTAGTATATTTGATTATGATCCTATGGGCACACCTTCAAGTAGTATGCCTGTAGCTGATGCAACATTTGGATATTAAGGAAACAATATGGCTGAAGAAGACATTATGATTGAAGACGATGCTATTGCTTTAGAAGATGGAGAATCATACGAAGAAGATGGTTCTGGTATTATACCATTTATAATGGAAAAGTATCATCGTGCAGACAAGTATAGAGAAAACGATGAAACAAGATGGTTACGTTCCTACAAAAATTATAGAGGTATCTATGGTACAGATGTTCAATTTACTGAAGCAGAAAAATCTAGAGTATTTATAAAAGTAACAAAAACAAAAACTCTTGCTGCTTATGGTTCAATTGTAGATGTTTTATTTGCTAGTAATAAATTTCCATTAAGTATTGAACCTACAGAATTACCTGAAGGTGTTGTAGCAGATG